CTAGTGACGCCTTTGTTATGGCGCTGTCCGATGTGGTCGAGCAGTACGGACTGGAAGACAGGTACAATGCTCTCGACGACACAGAAGCCAAACCTAAGCCGAAGGAAAAGCCCCCGAGGGTCGACAAGAGCAAAGCAGCTACGGCGAAGAAAGCGCATGTGCCTGTTACCACCGAGGGGGCAGCGTCTGACGATGCGGGTGCAGTAGCACCGGATATCGAGAGCATGACCGACGACGAGCTTGATGCGCTCCCGCCGAAAACACTGGCCCGCTTACGCGGCGACTTCATATAGAGGCTAAAAACTCCTGCCGTCATGTACCAATCTCCGCTTAAATAGCGGAGATTGGGGCACGATGCTCCGCAATTCACGGAAAACGTGAATTTTGGGGGTTGACGTACACCCAGACATCAACGATAATCGCTATTCGTCCTACGCTCCGGACGCGAATCCTGCAGCGGAGTCGCCCTCCTAAAAAGCGAAACACGCCTGTCTAGGCGGTAAAGTAAGGCAACAGCATGCCCATATTGGGCAACTTTTTTGTTTCGTTTGAATTAAGGAGGGACACATGTCTCTAACAAACTTTAATTTGCTGACGTCTGAGCAGAAGACCGTATGGTCTCGGCAGGTTTGGAAGTCCGCGCGTAACCTCGCGTTTACCACCAAATTCACCGGGTCTGGTCCGAATGCTATGATCCAGCGAATCACGGAACTCACGAAGTCTGAGAAAGGAACTCGCGCTGTTATTACTCTGGTAGCTGACCTCGAAGAGGACGGTGTAGCCGGTGACAACCAGTTGGAAGGCAACGAAGAAGAGATCAAGGCTTACGACCAAGTAATCCAGATCGACCAGCTTCGTCAGGCTAACCGACACAAGGGTCGCCTCGCTGATCAGAAAACAGTTGTGAACTTCCGCGAACAGTCGCGTGATGTTCTCGCATATTGGCTGGCAGATCGTATCGACCAGCTTGCTTTCCTGACGTTGACAGGAGTTGCTTACACCTTCACGAACCGTGGCGCCACTCGTAGTTCTACTGCGTTTGCACAGCTCGACTTCGCTGATGATGTTTCGGCCCCGACAACTAACCGGTATCGCCGGTGGGATGCTACCAGTGGCTTAATCGCCGGCGACACCGCAAACGTCGCTGCAGCTGACACCCCCTCGTGGGCAATGTTGGTTGAGCTGAAAGCATACGCCAAAGAGAAGTATCTTCGTGGAATTAAGGGTCCGGGTGGCCAAGAACTCTACCAAGTCTTCCAGACTCCAGGTGGTATGGCTAAACTTCGGCAGGATCCTGATTACTTGGCAAACGTACGGAACGCTGGCGTTCGTGGCGGAAGCAACGAACTGTTCAAGGGTACCGATACGGTCCAAGTCGATGGTCTTATGATTCACGAATTCCGTCACGTCTACAACACTAAGGGCGCCGCTTCGGGCTCCAAGTGGGGCAGCGGCTCGACGGTTGAAGGACAAGCGGTTCTGTTCGCTGGTGCGCAGGCACTCGGCATGGCAGACATCGGCGCTCCTGAGTGGGTCGAGAAGGGCTTCGACTACGACAACCAGCAGGGCATCAGCATCGGCAAGTTGTTTGGTTTCTTGAAGCCGGTTTTTCGCTCTAACATTGATGCAACAGATGAAGATTTTGGTGTCATCCGCTGCAACACAGCCGTTTAAGGGAGGTTTGAATCATGTCTACAAGAGCTGATCTGGCCAACGGTCTCGCGACTTCACGGAGCTACGTTCTGTGCGCTGTCGGCGAGTTCTCATACGATGACTTTACGTCTGCGGTAGCATTGCCTTTTTGCACTCTGCCCATTGACGCCAGAGTCCTCGGTGGCTTTGTTGCCATCACCACAGCGTTCAACGACGGCACGTCCGATACGTTGATTGTAGGTGATGACGCAGATCCAAATGAGTACCTCGACGCACTCGACGCACAGGTCGCTACTACTACTGAGTTCTCGCTGTCGAACTTGTTCGACGCTGCGGGCGCTATTACTCCGGCAATCGTTGCTGCCTCTGACAATATCGGAATCACGGTAACGTCAGTGGCCGGTGATGGTACTGCAGGAGTCGGTAACGCTGCGATTTTCTACGTCGACGTAACGAAGGCCGACGAGAACTTCGAGTAACCGTTTTGCCGCGCGGCATATGCCGTGTAAACTGTCACCCTCCCCCGGTTCGCCGGGGGAGGTTTTCCAATGTAAAAACAAGAGGAAGCACATCATGCCTATGATGAAATCCCTGTTCGACACCGTTCTAAACTCTACTTCGGGCCACTGCATATCAGCAAAGGCCAGCGTGCCTGTATGGGTGCCACCCGCAGTTGTCGCCATGGCAACCGAGCGTGGTATGACCCATGAGGGCGATGCACCACCCTTACCGGTTGTGGAGCCAGAAGTGGTAGCCCCTGTCGAAACAGACGATAATAAAGCGAGATTATCTGAAGTCGCGCTGGATCAAGCTGTTACCCGCATAATCGTGCGAAACGACCCAGAAGACTTCAAGAATGACTTGACTCCGAAGGTCGCGAAAGTGATTGCTGAAATGGACCCAGAGTTTAGCAGGCCTACTGCGACCCAGGTTTTTGATGCTCACGCACGGCTGCAGGAGAACATCGAACTAGCGGAGTAAGGCATGGCCACGGTACAAACCCTGATCGACGAAGTAAGAGAGATCATCCACGATACTGTCACCACTTACAGGTGGGCAGATGCCGAGCTTATCGACTATTGCAACGCTGGTATCCGCCAGACAGTCGTTCTCGTACCGGAGTCAAATGCCACCCAAACCATCGAAACGATAAGCAATAACATTGCGCGCCAAGCGATACCTACGGGGGGCATCAAGTTCATAAAGATCGCGCGCAACTACGCTGACGACGGCACTACACCGCAGGGTGTGGTCCGGTATGTAGAGAAAGATGCTCTGGATACGTTCGATCCTGATTGGGAATACAACACCGCCATCAAAACCGACGGCGCCAACTTCTTTGAGCACTTCATGCACGATCCATGAGAGCCCAAAGTGTACTATTTGTACCCACCGCAAGCCGCCGCAAATAAGCGGGTGGCCATTGTGTACTCGTTTAGGCCGACTGCACATACCGTGGTGGGCGATACATTCGCCCTCGACGACGAATACTTGAACGCCGTGATCCAATACATGGTTTTCCGCGCTCTCAGTAAGGAGTCTCGCGACACCATGCCGGTTCAGTTCCGGCAGGAGCTGTGGAACAACTATCTTACCGCTCTCGGCCTGCACAGGAAAGCAATGCAAACAGTCGGGCCCGAATCCAATATACCACCGGAGGCACCGTAATGGCCGTAGCACTGTCCGCCCTTTCGCCAATGCTGCGTATCGAGTTACCTGGGATACCCCAACCGGTCCTCGACGCTACTATCGTACGAGTTGTGCGACAATTCTTCTGGAAGTCAGAAGCGTGGAAATACACTTCGGATAATGGTAAGGACTGGGTCGCCGGCGCGGCAGCAATACCAACACTAACCCCCGGTACTGATATACCGACCGGGACCATAGTAAAGCGAATCGACACGGCCAAGTATGACGCCGATGGTGCCGCGTGGGACGACGAAATACCGTTCAAAACTAGAGACGAATTAGACCGAGAGAACCCGGACTGGGAAACGGAAACAGGATCATCTCCCTCATCGTGGACTATCGACAACGACGGGGAGGCTCGAGTAATCCCCAAGACTCTCGCCACTGTAACGACGGGGCTGTTATTGCGCGCAATCATAGTGCCCAGTGACTCCGTAACGACCACAATTCCGAACTTCTTGTTCTTCGATAATGAGGAGGCCTTCAAAGCCGGGGTATTGGCACAGTTGCTAAAACTTCCCGGGAAAGACTGGACTGATCCTAGGAAGGCCCAAACACAAGAAGCTGCTTTCGCCCTTGGGATTGTATCTGCCAAGTCACGAGCCGAGGCGGGCTTCGGCCAACCGAAGGATCAGATGGCTTATGGCGGGCTTTAGGATACAGCTATTCAAGGGGATCCGACCCCGGATCTCCGCACTCAAACTACAAGCGGGTGAAGCGCAAACTGCGCAGAATTCTAGGCTGGGTAGTGGCGACTTGCGTGCGTGG